GACATAAATAAGTCGGTTGGAATCCGCAGGCTGGCAACACGGGTAGAATCCAGCGTCCCTCCCCGTAGTTCAATGGATAGAACGGTCGCCTCCTAAGCGACAGATACAGGTTCGATTCCTGTCGGGGGGACCAGTAACTCATTGAGTTTCAATGGCTGTTGATGGAAATGGGACACAAGTGGGACATTTCCCCCGCTTCGACTCTCATGCTTTGACAAACGCAGGCCGATCTCTGATCGGGGCTGCGTTTTTTTTCGTCCTAACTACTGACCCAGCGTGCCGCCATGAATTGGCGCTTGCATATGGCCTCGATATAAAAAAGATAGCGTTTGCTCACACAGTAATGAGCGGAATATACTGTACGCACATACAGTATCTGTTAGGTAGTTATGGCGGCAAAGAACTCAGCAAATGAGCAATTTCAGAATGAGATTGATGATGTGAGCGCATCTGTTCAGGCGCTTTGCGAACTGCTGGCCGCTGCTCAGAACGCCAAGGTAAGTGCAGCCTGCGTGCATGCAATCCTCAAGCCCATGGCCCGCAGGCTGGATGTCGTCGCAAGCACTGCGGCAGATGCGCGGCTTGTGCTGAAAACCTCGTAATTTTCCGTAATACAAAATGCGCCACAAATGCCATGCATTGCGTGCATTGGCGCGGCTTTGAGGTAGGCCGACCGGGTAGTAATTTGCGCCCCACGAAGCGGGCAGGCGCGGCGGGGGCGTCATGGCGCGCCGCGGGACAGAGGGTCAGGGCTTGGGTCTGGGCAGGCCAGAGGTCAACGGGTGCCAGAGGTCGCCTAAACAGGACTCGGCCAATGCCTATGTCTAGATTGATCCATTGCATAAAACGTGTTGATCGTGGGAGCTATTTCCGCGCAAAGGGCACAGAATGCAAATCTGCACACCGCAGATTGCTCCCCACCTTGTTGCAAGGAGACGTTATGACTCAGATGATGAAAGCGGCTATTTTTGTAGAGCCAGGTCGTATTGACGTTGTGGAAAAACCGATTCCAGATGTGGGCCCTAATGATGCTCTGATCAAGATCACGACAACGACAATCTGCGGTACGGATGTTCACATCCTCAAAGGTGAATATCCTGTCGCCAAGGGGTTGACGATTGGGCATGAACCTGTTGGCGTCATCGTTAAGCTTGGCAGTGCTGTTCAGGGTTACAAAGAAGGGCAGCGCGTGATTGCGGGAGCTATTTGCCCTAACTTCAATAGCTACGCAGCCCAGGACGGCGCCTCTTCGCAGGATGGCAGTTATCTTGCCACCAGTGGGCGCTGTGGGTGCCATGGATACAAGCTAACTGCCGGATGGCGCTTTGGTAACCTGATCGACGGGGCACAGGCTGAATACATTCTTGTGCCTGACGCTCAGGGTAACTTGGCACCGGTCCCAGATGGATTGACCGATGAACAAGTCCTGATGTGTCCGGACATCATGTCTACCGGATTCGCCGGGGCAGAGAATGCGAACATAAAGATAGGTGATGTCGTAGTCGTGTTCGCGCAGGGTCCAATCGGCTTATGTGCCACTGCTGGCGCCAAACTCCGTGGGGCGAGCATCATCATCGGCGTGGACGGCAATGAAGAGCGACTTGCCGTAGCTAAAAAGCTTGGAGCCGATGTAACCTTGAACTTCAAGACCCAGGATGTAGTCTCTGAGGTGCTAAAAATTACGGGAGGCAAAGGGGCTGACAGCGCAATTGAAGCACTTGGCACGCAAGGCACATTCGAGAACGCCTTGCGATGCATCCGCCCTGGAGGCACCTTATCGAGCTTAGGCGTCTACTCGGAAGATTTAAAGATTCCACTGGATGCTTTTGGGGCTGGATTGGGTGACCACCGTATCAACACAGCCTTGTGCCCAGGTGGCAAAGAGCGCATGCGTCGTCTTATGTCCGTGATTGAAAGTGGCCGGATTGATCTCAGTCCGTTGGTCACCCATAAGTACAAGCTTGAAGACATTGTTGCTGCATATGACCTCTTTAGTCATCAACGCGATGGTGTACTAAAAGTTGCCATCAAGACTTGATCCATCGACTAGGTTGAATGCAATCGTTTGAACCACCTGCAGATATTGTCTGAACTAGCGACGCTAACTGGTAGTTGTTCTTCGTTGGGCCAAGTGATCGGAGCCTATGCGTGGGGCCAAAAGCAGCAAAGCTGCGATCACCTTGTTCTCCCCTCTGAATAGGGACACTCTGACTAGCTAGCTCACGCTTGGCTCACGGGGTTGGAACCTCACAACATCCAGCCCTGCCCATTCGTTGAATGTCTCAAACAGCCCCTGCAGCGGGACTATTTCATTCTCGTAGAACACCTGCAGGGACTGGCTGGCATTGCCAAAGCCGCCCGTATTGTTGGGGATGATGCCCAGCAGTCCAGGCGGAACGCGATGCGCGGCCAGCACATCGTCCTTGCTCGCGTTCTTGATCGCGCTGAAATCATCCTTGGCCGCAATCTCGCTGACGGGAATCAACTTGAGGCCTTCGGGCTTACCGCCTGGAGCGTGGACAAACAGATTGCGGAAGTTGCCCGGCCCCTTGGACTTGCGCAGCTGCTCGCGCAGCTTCTCCACATCGCTATTGCTCACTGCGCTGTCGCTCAGGTACATGATGAAACCGGCGTGGCTGCCGTTCTCGTAATAGCGGCGTCGGAAGACCGTGGCCGACTCATTCAGCAGCGCCGACTGCAACGCGCTCAGGTACTCGGGCAGGCCGTACAGCTCCTGATTGATGTCGGGCTCGCGCAGATGGAAGACGGAACCAGGCACAAACTCATGCTCTTCGCGCCAGTTGGGCACGTAGAAATAGCGCTTCTCCTGGCCCCGGCGCATGTACCGGCTCAGCGAATGTTCAAAACGCATGGTGCGGCCGGACAAAGCGCGGCGGGCTTCCAGGTATCCGTTACCGAACACCAGAAAGTCCGTGGCCCAGGCCTTGAAGGTTTCGCGCGACATCATCGGATGCGGGACAAAGCTCGATGTCAGCAGGTTGCGTTTCAGGTAGATGGCAGAGCTGTGGTGTGGAGATGCGCGGAAAGCATCGGCCAGTCCATCGAGCGGAAACGGCGGCTCATACCAGCGACCGTTAAACATCGCTTCCACGTAGTCCAGTAGGCGCAGACGGCTGACCGGCTCGGGGTCCCCAAAGGTGAAAATCTCTACCTGCCCTCCCTGTGTTTCAGCTTTGGCCATGGGTGTGGGATTCTTTTTGGTCATTCGTAAACCTCTACAGATGAGCTGCCGCCGTGGACATCCCCGGCGAGTGATTCGTTATCCAGTGCGTGCATCACCGCCCAGGCCAGATCCGCGTGGCCGATGTCGTCCGAGCGGCCGGACTGATAGGTGACGTGGCGCTGGCTTGGGGTCAGCACCTTCTTGATGGCCATGAACGCAGCGGCTACATCGGTGCAGTCGGCGTCCATTTCCAGGCGGCCCTTGCTGATGACCTGCTTGGCCTTGAGCACCAGCCGGGCCTTGAGCGCCAAGTCGTAGTGATAGGCCCGCGCCTGCGGATAGAACTTGATGACGTTCTGATAGACACCCTGGCCCAAGCCGGTGGTGTCGATGCCCATGAACGTGACGTTGTACTGCTGCGTAATGCTGCGGATGTACTCGGCCTGGGCCTCAAAGTCAGCGCCCCTGAACTGCTGGCGATGCAGCAGGCGGAACTTGCCGCCCAGCACCTTGGGCGGTGCAATCACCACCAGGGCGGCCGTATCGCCGGTAAACGAGGGGTCATAGCCCACCCACACCGGCTGCCACGCAAACGGGCGCTGCGCCAGTGGCTTGAAGTCATCGGCCCAGGCCTCCCACGAATCCACCATGCACGCCTGCATCATCTGCAGCGTGAACTGCGAATTGCTGTCGTCGATGAACTCGCAGCGGAACAGATTGGCGAACTCGTCGTCCGGGTACTCTTCCAGCAACTCCGCCAGATCAAACAGATTGCAGCCCAGGCGCAGCGCATCATCAATGGTCACGATGTGGCGGAATCGACCATCAGCACAGCGCAGGCCGTTGGCCAGTGCCTTGTGGCTCAGGTCAATCTGCACATGTTTGGTCTTGTCCCGGCCCCGGTTGCGGTCCTCGCCGGTCCAGAACGAATAGGCCTCATGACTCTTTGCGGATGGGGTGCTGAAATAGGTCTTGCGCCAGTGCTTATGCGTGGCCATGGCGCTGGCCACCTTGTTGAGTTCCTTGAAATTGCCTGTCCAAAAGAACTCATCGAAATAGAAATCGCCGCTGCGGCCTTGGGCCGTCTTGGCATTGGTGCCCAAGAAATGCAGCTCGGCGCCATTCCACAGCACCATGGGATCGCCGCCCAGATCTACCCCCACTTCATTGGCAAAAGCCACCATGTAGTTTTTGAACTGGTGCGCCTGGGCCTTGGATGCGGACAGAAAAATCTGATTGCGCCCTTCGAGCACCGCACGAATCAAGGCTTCGCGGGCAAAGTAGTAGGTAGCTCCAATCTGGCGCGACTTGAGCAGAATGCGCGTGCGCTCTTTCTGGGCTTCAAACCATCGGTTTTGGTACCCAAAGTTCCCCGCGTGGAATATCTCGAGCAGCTGCTCTGTCTGTTCTTCCGTGAACTCGTTGCGCTTGGCCTTGCGCTTGGGTGCTGCATTGCGGCGGGCAATGTTGGGGTTTAGGTCCCCTTCCTTGCCGGTTTCTTGGTAGCGCTCCACCCGTGCGGTGCGCTCCAGCTGGCGGCCGAGCAGGTCAATTTCTTTGAAGTCCCCGCCCGTCTTCTCGTCCTTCATGATGAGCTGAACCATGCGCAGCTCAAGCGCACCGTTCACGCGATCGAGCGGCGTGAACTTGTCCCACTCTTCCGCATCGCGCCAGCCGTAGAGCGTGGTTGCAGGAACGCCCAGCTTTTCCGCTATCAGCTTGGGCCGCCAGCCCTGCCAGTACAGATACCGCGCCACCTGTTTGGGCTGCGAGCTATTGGCCAGCACAGCCGCCTGCATCGCGCTGCCCTGCTCCTGGGCCTGGGCGAGCACGAGCGCACCGAAATCAGCGTCCTTCTGTTTGGTGCCTTTGGCCTGTGGCGGCTCGCCAGCGGCAAATGGGGCGCAATCCTCCCCGGTCGGTTTCTTTCGTGCCATGGCAGGCAGTTTTCCGGGCGGGCACCAACTAAACCAGCACGCGATTACGTCCACCGCGCCGCCACAACGACACCCGCGTGACGCGGCGCAGGCCGCTGGACACCATGAGAACTCACCGCTAACTCATCGCCGGACACCGGCAAACCATCAGCGAGGCTCATCCATCCATGTCCAAGAAATCCCGCTTCTTCCGCGTCGCCGTCGAAGGCGCCACCTCTGACGGCCGCACCATTGACCGCGACTGGCTGCTGCAGATCGCCAAGCGCTACAACCCTCAGGTTTACGGCGCCCGCGTCAACATGGAGCACATCCGCGGCTATGGCCCGAACAGCGACTTCCGAGCCTATGGCGATGTGCTGGCCGTCAAGACCGAAGAGGTGGACATCGGTGGCCAGAAAAAGCTGGCTCTGCTCGCCCAGATCGATGCCACCGATGAACTGGTCGAGCTGAACAAGCGCCGCCAAAAGCTCTACACCTCTATCGAGGTCCGCCCCAGCTTTGCCGATACCGGCGAGGCCTATCTCGTTGGTCTAGCCGTCACCGACAACCCCGCCAGCCTGGGCACCGAAATGCTGGAGTTTGCCGCGAAGAACCCGGACGCCAACCCCTTCAAGCACCGCAAGGAACAGCCTGACGATGTGTTTTCCGTGGCCGAGCCTCTGACTCTGGAGCTGGAAGACGAAAGCGCCGGCATCGTGGCCAGCTTCAAGGCCAGCATTGCTGCCGCCGTAGCCAAGTTCACCGGCAAGGAAGTCACCGACGACGCCCGTTTTGCAGCTGTGGCTGATGGCTTTGGCCAGCTGGGCGACAACTTCTCCAAGCATGTCCAGGCCGCACAAGTCTCCCAGGCCAAGACCGACCAATCGCTGCAAGCCATGAGCGCGGACATCGACAAGCTCAAGCAGCAGTTCGCCAAGCTGGACAACACCGAAGCCCCCACCCGCCGCCCCGTGGCCAGCGGTGGCGCCGGTCAGCAACAGACCGATTTCTGATCCACCCGCCCAATCCGTCCCACTTCAAGGAACCATTCATGCGCAACGAAAGCCGCCAAAGCTATAACGAATTTCTCGGCCGTGTGGCCCAACTCAATGGCGTCAGCACGGCCGACACCGACAAGGCCTTTGCCGTCGCCCCCAGCGTCCAGCAAAAGCTGGAAAACGCCATGCAGGAATCCAGCGAATTTCTGCAGCGCATCAACATCGTCCCCGTGGATGAGATGCAAGGCGAAAAGCTCGGACTGTCCGTGTCCGGCCCCATCGCCAGCCGCACCAACACCGCCGACAAGGACCGCCAGACGCGCGACCTGACCGGCATCAGCGCGCGCGGCTACCACTGCCAGCAGACCAACTACGACTCGCACCTGAAATATGCGCTCATCGACGCCTGGGCCAAGTTCCCCGACTTCCAGGTCCGTGTGGCGCGCCTGCTGGCCCACCGTCAAGCACTGGATCGCATGTGCATCGGTTTCAACGGCGTATCCATCTCGCCGGATACCAACCTTGCGGCAAATCCCTTGCTGCAGGATGTGAACAAGGGCTGGCTGCAGAAGCTGCGTGAAGAAGCGTCCGAGCGCGTCATGAACGAGGGCAAGGTAGCTGGCAAAGTGGTCGTCGGCCCTACTGGCGACTTCAAGAATCTGGACGCTGCCGTCTTTGATGCCCGCCAGTTGCTGGACCCCTGGCATCGCAACAATCCCCAGCTGGTCTGCATCCTGGGTGACAAGCTGCTGCACGACAAGTATTTCCCGCTGGTCAACACCACCCAGGCCCCCAGCGAAACCCTGGCGGCCGACATCGTTATCAGCCAGAAGCGCGTGGGCGGCCTGCAGGCCGTGCAAGTGCCGTTCTTCCCTGAAAACGGCATGCTCATCACCACGCTGGACAACCTGTCTGTGTACTGGCAGCGCGGCGGCCGTCGCCGCTACATCGTGGAGAACCCCAAGCGCAACCGCGTGGAGGACTACCAGTCCAGCAATGACGACTACGTCGTGGAAGACATCGGCCTCGCGTCCATGGTCGAAAACATCGAAATCGTCGAGGCCTAAGCCCAGCCGGGCCGCCGCCAGTCCACATCAGGCGGCGGCCTCTCTCCGCAACTACCGGAAAACGCATCATGCAACTCACCCCCGCACAGCGTCACCGCGCCCGCGTGCTGGCTGCAAAGGCCCAGGCTGAAAGTCCGTTCGGCATCGAGGTCCAGGGCAGCGAATACGAGCTGATGATGGCCAAGCTGGCCACTGACAAGCGCACGCTCAAAAACATAGAGTCGGTACAGCTCAAGCGCCAAGCCAAGGCCGCCATGCTGCCCGACTATCTGCCCTGGATCGAGGGCGCATTGACCAATGGCAAGGGCGCTAAGGATTTGGTTTTCACCACCACCATGGTCTGGGCCATTGACGCCGGGGCTTACGGCCTGGCATTGCGCATGGCCGCCTATGCCGTGCAGCACAAGCTGCCCCTGCCCGACCAGTACCACCGCAGCACCGCTGCCCTGCTCATGGACGAATTCGCGGGCGCCTACCTGGGCGGCCAGTGGAACCCCATCAAGCCGGACGCCAGCGGAATGGTGCCGGACGAAACCCACCCGGCTGAGCACTTGACCGCTGTGGACGGCATCACCCAGGGCATGGACGCCCCAGACCAAGCCCGCGCCAAGCTCTACAAGGCCACGGCCTATGCCATGCTGGGCAAGGTCCAGACCGCCGAAGAGCCGACGCTGGACGACATCCCCCAGGAAACCCTGGGTGGCGTCCAGGCACTGCTGGCCCAGGCGCTCAAGCTGGACACGCAAAGCGGCGTCAAAAAGGACATGGAGCGCATCGAGCGCAAGCTGCGCGCCCTGGCGGCACCACCCCAGGCAGAGGGGACCGAGGCCCCCGCCGCACCAGCAGCTGCAACTGCCACTGCTGCCCCTGCACCACGCAAGCGAGCCGCCCCCGCCAAGCCCGCAGCCAAGGGCAAGCGCTAAACCCACCGAGCACAGCCCCCGTGCTGGGCGGCTCGCAGGGCCGCGCGAAGGCTTCGGCCTCCCGCAACGCCCTGCGACCACCGCCCACTACGTTGGCACCACACCAGTCCACCACCATGACCATGATTGCCAACGCGCCGCCCATCATCGTGACCGACCCGCCCAGCAAGCCCCCCATCACGGGCGTGCTGGACGCTGGCAGCTTCTGGCCTCACATCGACCTAGCCAAGCTGCGCGACAGCGTGGACGTGGACGGCTCTGTCACTGCCACCCGCCTCACCCACGCCGCCGCCAACGCCCTGGCCAGCGTCATAAAGGACCTGAGCAATTGGGCTGCCGCGCAAGCTGCTGCCGGGTGCGATGCGCTTTCCTCTGTCCCAGCCATCGCCATCAACGGCACCAGCGTCAACGTTCTGTGCTTTGAGCGTGCTGTCTACGCCTATGCCAAGGCCGATCTGATCGAGCGCTATGCCGGCGCAGATGCCACCGGCCGCACCGAACCCGGCGATGAGCGCCGGGAGCTGCAGGCCAGTGACTACCGCGCGGACGCCTTGCGCGCCGTGCGCGACATCCTGGGCGTGGCCCGCATGGAATCGGAGCTGATCTAGCCATGACCATCACCGTCCAGGCACAGCAGGGGGACACCGTGGACATGCTTTGTCTGCGCCACCTGGGCACCACTGCAGGGGTGACAGAAGCCACCTATGCATTGAACCCAGGCCTTGCCGCGCTTGGTCCCGTTCTGCCCCTGGGTCGGCGGCTCATCCTGCCCGACCCGCCCACCGCCCCCACCGCACCCAAAACCATTTCCCTGTGGGACTGACGCCTGCTCAACCAAACCACTCACTGCCATGTCTGAACCCACCTCTGCTGTCGGCACCTTCGCGGGCTACAAGCTCGCCCTCTTCTCCCTGCCGGTCATCGCCAGCCTCATCGCCTTCTGGCTGGGCCTGCGTTTCGTGCCGCTTCGCAGTACCGACCCGCGCGGCGACCTGCTCAACCGCGTCCTGGCCTGCTTGGTCAGTGGCTTTGTGCTCGGCGTACCTACGCTGGTGCTGCTCATGCAGCACTGGCCGGGCATCTTTGAGGCAGGCATGCGACTCGCCACCATGGCAGCCGTGCCGTCCATTGCGGGCTTTTTCATCATCACCGGCTGCGTGCTGGTGGTCTGCTCCATCCCTGGCCCGTGGATCGTGGCGGGCGTCTTCCTCTGGCTCAAGCGCAGCGAAGGCCAGACCATCACCGAAATGGCAGACCAGTTGCGTGGCGACATTGCTGGCCATGGCGCAGCAGGCCGCAAGGGAGGTGCTGAATGAGCGCCGTTGCCTACATCAATGAATTAATCGAGCGCGAGGGCGGCTACGTCAACGACCCCAAGGACTCGGGCGGCGAAACCAAGTTCGGCATCACCGTGGCCACGGCGCGTGCCTATGGCTACACCGGCCCCATGCGTGACCTGCCTCACGCCACAGCGCAAAACATCTACCTGCGCCGCTACTGGGTGGAGCCTAAGTTTCATCTGGTCGATGAGGTTTACCCCGCGCTTGCCGAATGCCTGCTGGACTTCGGCGTCCTGGCCGGCCAGAAGACCGCCGCAGCTCAGTTGCAACGAGTGCTGAATGTGCTCAACCGACAGCAGGCCGACTATGACGACCTGGAGGATGATGGCCGAATCGGCACCATCACCCTGGCGGCCCTGCGTGCCTTCCTCAAAAAGCGCGGGCGTGAAGGCGGTGGCGTGCTCTTTGGCATGGTCGTTGCCCGTCAGTCCGTGTACTTGCAGGAGCTGGCCGAGCGCCGGCCCAAGGATGAGGCCTTTCAATACGGCTGGCAGCTCAATCGCGCCCTGGGTGAATTCCTGGGCGGCAAACCATTCCTACCAGCATGACGCCCGCCAGCATCATCGCCACCCTCACCCGGCTGGTCGTCCCCATCGCCGTGCTGCTCCTGCTCTACGCCGTGGACCAGCGCGCGGAAGAACGGGGCATACAAAAGGCCCAGGCCCAGCACAGCGCCGCCGCTGTCCAGCGCCTGGAGTTCTCCATCGAGCGCAGCGGCCAACTGGCTGGGCAGCTCGGCCAGATTCTGGACCGCAACCAACTGGACAAAGCCAATGCTCAAAAAGCCTTTGAACGCCTTGACGCTGACCTGCGCAGCGGCGCTCTGCGCCTGTCAATCCGCACCACCGCCCAGACCGGAGGCAATCACAGTACCGCCGCTGGGCCTGTCCAAGCGCGAGCCGATATTGACCCAGAGGATGCTGCGGATCTTGTCCGCATCACCGATGACGGCGACAACGCAATCCGCGACCTCAATGCCTGCATCGACGGATACAACAAAGTAATGCACCAAGCCAACGGGGGCCAGCCATGAAGAAACCGCAATCCCTGCGCAACTTCATTGCCGGATCCATCCCAGAGCTGCAGACAGACCCGCAGCGGCTCAAGATGTTTGTGGAGTCCGGCAACATCGTGGCGCGCAGCGGTGAAACGCTTTCCTTTGAATACCGTTTCACCGTGCGCCTCATCGTGCTGGACTATGCGGGCAGCCTGGACCTTTTCGCCATCCCCATACTGGCGTGGCTCAATACCTACCAGCCCGATCTGCTGCAGAACAAGGAAAAGGCGGCCAAGAGTCTGCGCTTTGATGTGGAAGTCCTGGCCAACGACAAGGTGGACCTTGTGATCGAGGTGGACTTGAGCGAGGCAGTCATCGTCAAGGAAGACCAGGACGAACAGGGCCGCCAGCGCCTGACCGCAGAGCACAAGGGCGAAATCTACAGTCCCAAGCCCTATGCAACCGGCGACTACAGCCTCTATCTGGGCGACAAGATCGGCGCAGAGTGGCACCAGACCCACGGGATTGAATAATGGCCGATGCCATGGAACAGCTCGCGCAGTGGGCCACGCCACTGCTGCAGCGCATGGAGCCAGCGGGCCGCAAAGCGGCCATGCTGGAGGTGGCCAACTATCTGCGCAAGAGTCAGGCCCAGCGCATTGCTGACCAGCGTAACCCGGACGGCTCGCCATACGAGCCACGGCGCCCGCGTGAACAGCTGGCCAAGCGACAGGGCGCCATTCGTGCGGAAATGTTCATGGGGCTACGCAAGGCCCGCAACCTGCAGCGCAAAGCCACGCCAGAGGCGGCAAGCGTGGAATTCAATCCCCGTGTGTCTTACGTGGCCCGCGTCCATCACTATGGCCTGCGCGACAAGGTGGACCGCCGCGACCGAAACAGCCCCGTGGTGAAGTATGCGAGCCGCGAGCTGCTGGGCTACACGCAGGAAGAAATCAAGGGAATCGAAGACATCCTGATGGAGCACGCGACACGGGGCTGACCCGGTTTGCGTACTCATCGCCGCCACAACGGCCACCGCTCGCGCGCCCGCGTGCTGCCCGGCACAGTCGGCGCATGAACTCAGAACCGGCCATCGCAATAGGCGAAATCCAGCGCCTGCTACACAACATGATCCGCGTGGGGACCATCCAGGCCGTGGACCATGGCGGCCCAGGCAAGCCCGCGCTTGTGCGTGTCTCGCTGGGCGAGCTGGTCACCGACTGGCGCCCTTACCACGAAGCCCGCGCAGGCGGCACCACCACATGGAACCCGCCCACCGTAGGCGAACAGGCCACCGTGCTATCCCCCAGCGGCGACCTGGGCGCAGCCGTGGTAATCGTCGGGCTCAACAGCACCGGAAAGCCCGCCCCCAGCAGCGACCCCAATAAGACCATCACCAAATACCCAGACGGCGCCGTGATCGAGTACGACCACGCGGCCCATGCTCTCGTGGCCACGCTGCCGGGCGGTGGCACCGCCAAGCTGGTGGCGCCGGGTAGCGTCACCATTGACAGCCCGCAAGTCACCATGACCGGCAACTGCCTTGTCAAAAAGTCGCTGGTGTTTCAGGGTGGCATGCGCGGCAGCGGCATTGCCGAGGGCGCCAGCGGAGTGGCTGAAATCGACGGCACCTTGCGCACCACTCAGGACGTAATTGCAAGCGGCATCAGCCTGATCGGCCACGACCACGGCAACGTCCAAAACGGCAATGGCAGAACCAGCCAACCCGGTGGAGGCTCCGCATGATGAACGTCAAAACGGGCCGCCGCCTGGATTATTCGGCCCACATCAGCCAGTCCATCACGGACATTCTGACCACCCCCATCGGATCGCGCCTCATGCGCCGGGGCTACGGCAGTTTCATCCCTCAGCTCATTGACCAGCCTATGACAGACGCCAATATCCTGCGGCTGCAGGCGGCCACTGCCCAGGCCATCATGAAACATGAGCCACGCACCCGCCTGACCCGTGCTGCGCTGGCTTTTGATGCAAGTGGCCGCGCCGTGATGCAGATCGAGCGCAAAGACAGAGGGCAGGCATCCACGCGCCGCCAGAACATCAGCATTCAACCGGGGGCAGGCACATGAGCAATGCCCAGATCATTGACATGAGCAAGCTGCCGGCGCCCGATGTGGTCGTGGTGCCGGAGTTTGAAACTATTCTTTCCGCCCTCAAGGCCGACCTAGTGGCGGCTATGCCTGCAGACCTGCGCCCTGATGTCACCGACACCCTGGCCCTGGAGTCCGAGCCGCTGACCAAATGGCTGGAGCGCTTGGCGTATCTGCTGGTTGTCGAGCGCAGCGACCGCAACGACAGTGCCCACGCCGTCATGCTGGCTTATGCCCGTGGCAGCGACCTTGACCAGCTCGGCGCCTTCTTTGGCGTTGTGCGCTTGGTCATCACTCCAGCCAATCCGGCAGCCATCCCCCCCATTGCGGCGGTGCTGGAAGACGATGACACATTCCGCGCTCGCATCCAGTTGGCCCCGCGCGGCTACAGCGTGGCCGGGCCTGTGGGCGCCTATGTCTTCCATGCCAAGACCGCAGACGGTCAAGTCCTGGACGCCGCAGCCACCAGCCCCACGCCGGGCCGTGTCGTGGTTTCTGTGCTCTCTCGTGTGGGTAGCGGTGTGCCCAGCCAAGCGCTGCTCAATACCGTGGCAGCCGCTGTCAATGCCGACGACATCCGCCCGCTCACGGACGAAGTGATCGTCCAGGCTGCAGGCATCGTCAATTACCAGATCACCGGAAAGATTTACACCTTGCCGGGGCCGGATTCATCCAGCGTGCTGACCACCGCTCAGCAGCGCATTGCGGCCTATGCCGAATCCATGCACCGCATTGGACGGCGCCCCACCCTGTCCGGCATCTATGCCGCCATGCACATCGAGGGTGTGGACCGGGTAGAGCTGACCAGCCCTGCAGCCGATGTTGCCGTGGGTGAAACCCAGGCCAGCTGGTGTACCGCCATCAACGTGACGCACGGGGGCATCGTTGGCTGATTCCCTGCTCCCCCCCAATGCCACGCCGCTGGACCGGGCCGCCGAGTCGGTCATGGTCAAGCACTTTGACGCAATCGACCAGCCGCACCGTGCGCTCTGGAACCCAGACACCTGCCCGCTGGAGCTTCTGCCCTGGCTCGCTTGGAGCATGGGCGTGGAGGCATGGCGCAGCGAGTGGCCCGAGGCCATCAAACGGGCGCTGGTCCGCAATGCGATTCAGGTCCAGCGGCAACGCGGCACCCTCAAGAGCGTGCGCGACACCGTGGCCAGCTTCGGCGGTGCCATCAGCATCCGGGAATGGTGGCAGACCGCGCCCAAAGGAGCGCCGCACACCTTTGAGCTGGTTTTCACCATGACCGGCCAGGACGGCGAGCAGGCCAGCGCCGCATTCGTGCAGGACGTTATGGCCGAAGTCTCGCGCGTCAAGCCGCTGCGCTCCCATTTCACATTCATCCAGGGACTCAGTGCCCAGGCATCTATCAAGCTCGCATGCGTGGGCAGGCCCGTGGCATACACGCGGCTTGACATGAATGTGGGCTGACCTCAAGGCAACCATCACCGCACCCTATGGCCATCATCTTCAAACTCACCACCGCAGGGCGGCAGGCGCTTGTGAACGCCGCCCAGAATGGAACCTTGGCGCGCACCTTGGTCAGTGTCGGCGTCACCGCCACCGCCTTCACGCCCACCGAGGCATTGACCACCATCCCGAACGAAATCAAGCGCATCACCACCATTGCCGGGGATGTGGTGGCAAAGGACACCATCCACGTCACCATCCGCGACGATGGCAACCAGACCTACACCGTGCGCGGCCTGGGCCTCTACCTCGATAACGGCGTGCTGCTCGGCACCTACAGCCAGGCGGCGGTGATTCTGGAAAAGTCGGCGGCATCCATCTTCCTGCTGTCCACCGATCTGCGCGTGCTGGACGGATCCGTGAACATCAGCACGCTGCAGTTTGGAGAAACCAATTTCATCAACCCGCCGGCGACCACTGACCGCCAGGGCGTGGTGGAGCTGGCCACCGAAGCCGAGGCCAATGGGCTGGCAGATGCTGTCCGTGCGCTCACGGCGGCCAGCGTCAAGACGCTTTTCAACGCGCGCGCCTTGGCCGCCACGGTCATCACGGCAGGCGTGGGCCTTACGGGCGGTGGCAGCCTTGCCGCCAATCGCACCATCACCCTGGCCAACACGGCAGTGACTGCAGGCAACTACGGCAGCGCCACGGCGGCGCCCACTTTCACCGTCGATGCCCAGGGGCGGCTGACAGCGGCAGGCACCGTGACCGTCACCCCGGCCTGGGGCAGCGTCACCGGCAAGCCCACCACGCTGGCCGGCTACGGCATCACGGACGGCGCCCTGGC